GGCCAATCCTTCTGTGTGCCACGTTGATTGGGTGCAACCTTCAACTTAGCACTTCGGAAACGATTGGCCTGCCTGCTTTTAAGCACCCTCTAGCATCTTAAGGTAGTGCCATGGGTGTCTGACACCCGTACGAACTGCCGGCACGGATTGCATCGACGTTATCCGCAACCATGCGTTGGGTCAGATGCTTGACGTGTTCGACACAGCGAAGGGTGGCCTGCTGGGCTTGGTGACTGACCCGGCCAAGACCTTGGCCATTGCGCGCGAATTGCGCGGCACCAGGACCGGGGATACGGACGCAGCCAGGGCGGCGCAGGCTTTCAGCAACGTAGCCACCCAGCTCCGCGAACGGTTCAACCGTGCCGGCGGTGATATCGGGCGCCTGGAAAACTGGGCCTTTCCACAATCTCACAGCCAGCATCTTGTCGCCACTGGCGGCGGCGGTTTGAAGGGAGACGCCGCGCGCTCCATGTGGGTGGATGACGCGCTGGCGGGGCTTGATCGCGGCCGGTATGTGAACGAGGATGGCTCCTTGATGACGGACGGCCAGATCCGGGAACTGCTTTCGGCTGCCTGGGAGACCCTCGCGACCAATGGCGCCAACAAGATAGAGCCGGGCCGCGGGCTGCCGGGACGCGGGGTGGTTGCGAACCATGGTAGCGCGGAGCGGATCCTGCACTTCAGGGATGCCGAGAGCTATATCCGCTATGCGGAGAAGTACAGCGAGTCGACAATTCTGGAGACGATGCAGCGGCATGTCGAAGGCCTAGCGCGCGACATCGCTCTGACTGAGACTTTCGGGCCGAATCCTCACCTGGCATTCCGGTACTGGCGCGAGCGTGCTACCCAGCAGATGAAGATGCGGGAGCCTGATCGCACCGAGAAGATTGAAGGGAAGGCCCGATGGTTGGACACTGTGTACCAGAACACGGCCGGCACCAAGGAACCGCCAGTCAACGCCGCGCTGGCCGAGGGCATGGATACCTACCGCGCCTTGAACGTCGCATCCCGCCTGGGTTCGGCGTCCCTGGTGGCGGCGATCACGGACCCCGCTACCAACGCGCTGACCGCAATCCACAATGGCATCCCGGTCTGGCAGGTGATGGCGAACGAAGTGCGGACACTCAATCCCGCCAACGCCACCGACCGCCGGGTTGCGCTCCGCTCAGGTCTCGGCATCAATCAGTACCTGGGCGCGATGAATCGCTGGGGCATGGATGGCATGGCTAGGGATGGCCAGGTGTCTGGCAGGATTGCGCGCTACGCCGGCGGCATGGCCAGCGCGGTCATGAAGTTCTCCGGGATGAACGCTGTGACCCGAGCAGGGCAGCAGGCATTCGGCTCTGTGCTGCTAGATTCCCTGGGTGAAATGACGCGCGCGGCGGGGGGCTTGGATGCAGCGCCCAACGCTCGACTCGCGCGTCGCTTGAAGGATGCCGGCATCGGTGACACCACGTACAGTGTTTGGAAGATCGCACAGCCCGAGGATTGGCGCGGCATGGGTGATTCCGTCCTGACGGCAGAGAGCATCTACCGGATTCCGGACCAGGCGCTCGAAGCGATGGCGCATGCCGAAGGCACGACGCCTGCAAGGCTGCGCGAGCGCGCAGCAACCGAACTTATGGCCTATGTCGACGGTGAAACCAACATGGCTGTTATCGAGCCTGGAGTGCGTGAGCGGACAGCTCTGTATGGCGGTACGCGCCGGGGTACCGCGGGCGGTGAGGTGTTGCGTGGCGCCCTGCAGTTCAAGGCTTTCCCGATTTCTATCCTCATGCGCCATGGTGCGCGGGCGATGTCCATGCCCACTGGTATCGGCAAGATCGGATACAGCGCGGCGCTGATCGGATTGACAACGCTGCTCGGCGGCGTTGCGCTCCAGCTTGGCGAGGTGGTATCCGGCCGCGATCCGCAGGACAGTACCAATCCGCAGTTCTGGACCCGCGCGCTACTGAAGGGCGGAGGCCTGGGAATCTTCGGTGATTTGATGTTCCAGGATTACACCCGGTACGGTTCGTCGGTGGGCGCGCTGGCCGCCGGCCCGCTGGGTGGCGACATCGAGGATTTGACCAAACTGGTATTGGCCAACATCCAGCGCGGCGCAGAAGGGAAGGAAACGGATGTAGGCGCGCGTGCGGTGCGTATGCTCAAGGGAAAAACCCCGTTCGCGAACCTTTGGTACACGAAAGCCGCAACTGATCGGCTGCTGTTCAACCAGCTTCAGGAGATGGCTTCGCCCGGGTACCTGCGGCGCATGGAGCAGCGCGCGCGTAAGGAGTTCCAGCAGCAGTATTTCTGGCGACCCGGCGAGGTCGCCCCTGGTCGGGCACCTGAGTTCAGCCGCATCCTCGGTGAATAGGTCAGCCCCTCTTCGGAAGGGCTTGCGCTTATGGCTCGTTCAGCCTTTCCAGATAGATCGACGACCGGGATGCGCCGCGTCCAAGTTTTTTTTCTAAGACGACCGTGATCAGATCGAACATCCACGGAGGCGAATCTGGATGCACAATTACATTGCTGATCATTTTTTCTAGATCTAACGGGACTATCCGTCCGGGCATATCCCTCGTCGCATCGATGTCGGCCGCGGGGTCATACATCAGTGCACGGATCTCCCCCTCGTATACATACGCCCTGGATTTTTGCAGGTACAAAGAGAACTCTTCGTGCTTGCTTTCGGTGCCGCTAAACCGGTCGGTGTACACCATAGCCCCGATGTAGCCCTGATGCCCAGATTCCATGCTGATGGCATCAACGAGCTTTCCGATACTCGATTTGACGCAGACAGCGCCATCTCCGGCCCCATACTGGCGCCACATGGCCATATGCTCGTGCTCGAACTTATGCCAACACCATGCGTCCATCCAGGCACATTCCCGATTGTTAAGAGTCCGCAAATGATCGGATCCAAGGGGGATTGTGCGGGGACCGAATGCAGTAAGTACCGTTCGTTCTGTTGGCGGAGAGGGTCGAGGCTCCTTGGACGAGCCTTTAGAACGAGCGGAGGGCAAAATGCCGTTTACCAATAGATCGAGAAGTTCGGCGCTGCCGTCACGCATGAACTCGTCCACAGGGCTCCATCGCCCTTCGGTGGGATCGCCATGGTTGCCTGGTGCACCACGCAGAGTGGCGATGCTGGGAATGAATGCCTTGCTGAATTCCAACATGTACATGAACGTAGGGAAGCTCATATAGCGAGCGATTTCAACGTTGTCGTCTAAGCCAGCGCCGAGGCGGAAATTCATTGTCAGTTTTCCTGTAATTGACGTCTCCAATTCTAACCAGAGCCTTGGAGGCACAGTCTGGAGTGGAACAGTCACCGGACGCCTTCGGCCGGTTTTCCGCAGAAATCTGCGCGCGCGCGCGTGGAAAGTGGCGGGCAATCCACCCAGGTTGCGCGCCATGACCGTCCCTTCACAAGATTCCCAGATTATTCATGCCTGCGACGGGGTTTCTACCGTGTTCGCGGTCCCGTTCTATTTTCTTCGCAATCAAGACCTGGTCGTAACGCTGTCTGGGGAGCCGGTTGCCGAACAAACTCTCGCGCTTGGGACGGACTACTCGGTTTCTGGCACCGGCAATGAGGCTGGCGGGAGCATCACGACGACCGCGGTTTACCCCTTAGGCCAGACCCTGGCGATTGAGCGCGTTGTTCCTGTCACCCAGGAAACGTCCTACCAGCCGAACGACCCATTCCCCGCGAAGTCACACGAGCGCGCTTTAGACAAGCTGACGATGATTTGTCAGCAGTTTCTGCGCCTCTTTGGCTCGGGGAATCCCCTGTTATCGAGGGTGCTGATGCTTGGCCGAACGGACATCAACGGCCATGGCAGCTACCGTGCCAACAACAACCGCATCCAAGACCTGGCCGACCCTGCGGTGGACAAAGACGCCGTCAACCGGCGCTCCATGTTCGCGTTCGTCACGGACTATGTGGACAAGGCTATTGCCGGCGTCGTCGGCGGCTTCGGCTGGTTTCTGCAAGCTGGCATTGGCGCGATCTTCCGCACGTTCCAGGACAAGATGCGGGACTTCGTCAACGTGAAGGATTTCGGCGCGGCTTTGGACGGCGTAACAGATGACACGCAGGCGCTGTCTAAGGCGCTGGCCACAGGAAAGAAGGTCCGTTTCGCCGGACGCTTGAATGTGACGGATACTCCAAGCTTCGCCGTGGACGGGCAGGTTCTTTGCGGCGATGGGAAGGATGGCCAATCGGTCATCGTAAACACCACGAACGATAAGCCGCTGTTCGCCTTTTCGAAGGGGACGGGCGAGGTCTACCGGCGTCGCTGCGGCATTGAGGGCGTGTCGTTCGAAGGGAACGAGCTGACCACGGAAGGCGTGGCACTGAGGGGTCCGCTGGACGACGGTCTGGTCGGCGACGCGGACAAATCCTGCTGGATGCGTGAGGTTCGAATCAGTGGGGTGGGCGCCGGGCATGGCCTGCGCGTGTCGTCCTGGTCCAACGTCTTCAATGCAGTCGAGATCTGGGAATGCTATGCAGGCCTGAAGTGCGGGTCGGAGTTCAATGCCAACGCCTTCCATGGCCTGTACATCAACCGATGCACCAAAGAGGCGATTGTCTCGCCTGATGCTCCTGGGGTGCCTGCGTCCAATACCTTCATCAACACGGTGGCGCAGTACTGCGGCGGCGACAACGCGACCATCGACCTGCAAGAAGCCTATTCCTTCAACTTCTTCGGGCTGTACCTCGAAGGCAACACGGCGCCCGCGAACGTGCTGTTGTCGGGGAAGGCCCACGGCTGCACGCTGACCGGCGTCATGCATAACCTGGTCACCGGCACTCCCGGAATTCAGGTGATCCGCACCGAAGGCAAGAGTAACACGATTCGGGGCGCGATCAACCTGGGTGGCACGATCGACAGCCTGGTGAGGGTCGAGGGCGCGCTACCGACCACAGTGGTGTCGGGCTTGCATATGTCGGCGGGCACCGCCACGAACGGCGAGCTGTATGACATTTCCACGCGCAAGGCGACGGTTCGTCTGGATGGGCTGGGCGAGCGTCTGGGGCCGACCGTCTTCCGCACGCTGATCGGCGAGAACCCGATTGAGCTGCGCCGTAGCGACACGGACGCCGTCGTCGGCTTCTGGGATGGCACCGGGAAGATGTTCTTCGGGCCTGACGCGACGGTGCCTGCGTTGTCGCGCTCCGGCGGCACCCTGTCCATGACCTACGGCGCGGGCACTGGCACCTTCCGCGCACCACAACTCGGGCTTGGCGCGACGGGCGGTCCTATCTGGCTTTCAGGAGCCACAAGCCCGGAAGGCGCAAATACCGCGTCTCCTGGCAGCCTCTACTCGCGCACATCTGGCGGGGCAAACACGACGCTGTACGTCAAAGAAATCGGAACGGGCAATACGGGATGGGTCGCAAAATGAAAGTCATCAGACTGAACGGCATCGTCATCAACATCGGCGACTGGGATTATGGCCTGGTCGAGGTCGACCACGGACTGACCGACATAACAAATCCGCTCCCCGAGGGCGCGGTGGAATCCGACGAAGAGGTTGTGACGGGCTGGGATGGCGGCCTGTACCTGCACGATGATCCGCGGCGGCTGGGACAGGCATGAGCGATCAATACCTGACCGACAGGAGGCGCCATGCCCCAAAGGATCATCAAAATGAAGTTCAGTGATTCGGCCGTTGACGCCCTTGGGATCGCACTGTCCTCGCGCGCCACGCCCGTGGCCGGGGCCGCCAGCCTGGTGGCATCGATGGCAGATTGGAATTGGACGGCGATCATCGCCGGCGTGGCCACGGTCGTGGGGCTGGCCGCAAACCTGTATTTTCAGGTCCGTCGTGATCGCCGGGAAACTGCCGAGAGCAGGGAGCGGGTTGCTGCGCTGCGCGAACGGTGTGGTCTATGAGCTTGCGCCAACGGCTTGCGGTGGGCCTACTGTCGCTGAGTGCAGTCGGCTTTGC